GGTCGACCTCACTTCTCACAGGTGGATGGGTTTCGTATACCTCATACGGAGCCTCTCTCTTGCGAGAAACCCCAATAACGGTTTAACACCTTGTTATAGTATTAAACCTTCGGCTTGTCTCCCTGCTTACGCAGCGGTCCCTTTCGAGGACCTGGGGACATCCAGTCTGTGAGAAGCTCTTTAATCAGGTTTTATCAACCTTTAAAGCCCCTCTCGCGGCTCTTTTCATTCTCTATTTGACGAACAAGAGTTCAGAAATTTTCTGCTCTCTTATTCTCAGCTAGAGGTAAAAGGACCGAATCAGATCTAAAAGGATCCATAACAGGCAAACTAACTTCTTTAGTAAACTTCTTGATTTTGAATCTGATGTTTTCCATCATTTCAAACATTCAATTAGCTCTATAGTAGTTAGTGAATACCATATACGGATCATCAAAGATGATTCGCCTAACCGGTTTATCCCGGAGAAGTGTATCTGTTTTGATTAATCAATCAGACAACATCTTCTTCAAGAATGGACTGTCATTTAAACTACAGTCTATTCCGGATAATGAAGGGATAGTACGAAGGGCATGCACAGTTTTACCTGCGTATCGCCGATTCGACTCCCATCTTTGTAATGAAACTTTGAAGAAAGCTTCATCCATCGAAGATAGGAGACTATCCATCATTACTGCAGATAGCGAGTTAGTCAGCTTAAGAGAAGCTGATAACCCATCTGCAGTCGGGATAAATCCGAAGGGACCCTTAACGAGTCATACAAGTCTTTGCAACTGTGATTTTCTCACAGTGGGCACAGATTTGTACATCTCTGTTACGGACTCTTCGGATAGGGCAAAGTTCTTATTAACAAGGTCAAGAAGAATTGAAGGTAAACCTTTCAATGTCTTAAGTCCTACTAATAAATTCTTTGCTCCCACTGGTGACAATTCACCATCTAATCTAACTAATCTCTTAGCAAACTCAAATGTGTTTGTAGAGGTTAGAGATTTCGATAAGTTTATGTCGACCCCTAAAATGCTTGTCATAATTTCATGATATGCTTTTGCGACCGACTCATTTGCAATCACTATGTCATCTCCTAAGAGAGCATAGTAAGTAAAATTGTGCAATCCTACTCGGATCGCAGCAATTCTTACAATTACATGATGAGTCAGAGCTAGCATAGCTCATGAACTTAAGGCACCCATCGGTTGACCAACTGAATATCGCAAGGGATTCCCCTTGTGGTACCAGTCTCGATCTACTAAGATGTCTCTCCAGTGTTCGGCGAAAGTATCACCGAAAATAACTGAAAGAACATCCTTTTGTAAATCGATTGGTAAACGATCGGTAGCAGCACTTAGGTCGAAAGAGTAGAATGTCGGATTGACGATCTCTTTACTCATATTAGTGTGATAGACGAGCCGTTTTAACGGTCCGTCTTGATTAAAGGTTCCATCAGCAGGTATCTTTCGAAGAATATCGAAGATATAATCTGATAATGGAGCCATCACTGATTGGGTAATAGAGTCGGTTATCCCGAACACTCTAATCTTTCCGGCGGCTTCTTCCTTTTCAGAAAGTTTTCCCAATATATAACCAGGGTTAGAAGCCTTGGCTAAATATTGTAATTCTTTCTTGAAAAGAGACAGGAACTCATCTGATCCAGGGAAGGCTTCAATAAATTGAAGCAATTTCCAAAGATTCGGATGATCCCGTCATGCTATGATGTCTTTTCAGACACCTAGCATAGAAGTGCTATGATTCGGACCTGCAGTATTTAGATACTTGATGGAAACAGGGGATAGTATTGGTCTGTGAGGACCAATCTCCCTTATAGCCCTCATTATCTCGTACTTAGGAAGTGTACGTTCTAGACCCTTAAAAGGATCTGTAATAGTACCCAACTTAAGTTTCCCAGGTACTTTAAGTACCCGGTATACCTGCAAGAGAGATAGCACCCCTCTAATAGTCTCGGCATCTCCAACCCTTATTAGGGTTCGGAGCTTACCAGGAAGTATAGAGGGGAGCCCCCCGACCAGGCCTACTATAAATTCATTTGTTGAATAAATAGGTCGACCTGATACAAATGCTTGTAAAACACGGACACATTCCTTTGTATATAAACAAAGAAATGAAGGACCATTATGTTGCCATAATGAATCCAACCGTCTATACAATAATTTGTATAAGGACTTATCCAGTTGTAAAGACCATATCAATAGTCTTACTCAGTGCGGGAACATATCACGTGATAAGAACCCGACTGAATGGACATTGTTTAAAACATTATTGTTCTTCATATTTAATCTGAAGATTTAATATGTCGGTATGACAACTCCTAATCTCTCGTCTTAAGTTTGATCTTAATCAGATCAGGCCCTCAGATGGGACCCTACTCTTTCTGCAAAGGAAGAAAGGGTATTAGGCAAGCATGCCATGCTAGCTCTTTTATACTCGGAAAGCAGATTTAAGATTCGTCTTTTAATCGCTTTTCTTCACGAACTTTCGTAAGTATAACTGAAACTAAACACTAATGTTTAGAGGTATATCCACAACAAGCTGAGACTAGACGGCTCGCTGTTCAGTACTCCACGTTTCCGTGGTCTCTGGATGGGGGCTCCCTACCTCAGGAAGGTGATTTGTTACCTGGTGATTAAAGCCAACACACAAATTAAGGTTTCCCTGTAACCTGGCGGTGGTTCCAACCAT